GCCAACCTTCCAGCCGTTAACAGCATTTCTAATGCACTTCGTAATATTCAAACTGACACCAATACTTCAGGTGGCGTGACTATCCTTAAAATGGACAGAACAGGCCACTGGGTATATGGCGCGTCAGAAACTGAAGTGGACAACGATAGCGTGTGGGCAGTTAATCCGTTCAGCTTTACGCATGGCTTTATTGCGTGGGGCGAAGGTGAAGTGCTAGGTGAAAAAATGGTTAGTGTAACTGAGCCATTGCCACAAGTTGAGCCTGCGCCTGCCGCTGCTAAACGTGGCTGGGAAACGCAAGTGGGCTTCTCTCTCAAATGTATTGACGGTGAAGACAAAGGTGAAGAAGTACGTTACACAGTCACTAGTGTGGGCGGTAAACGCGCCGTACAAACATTAGCAGTCAATATCGCCAATCAGGTAGAAACAGACCAAACTAAGCCTGTGGCTGTAGTTTCGTTAAGCAAAGAGCATTATCAGCACAAAGCCTACGGGCGTATTTACACGCCAGTGTTTGACATTGTGCAGTGGATTAGTCTTGACGGCGAACCTTCAGAAGACACACCCCAAGAAGTCATCGAAGATGACGCGCCTGCCACCCGCCGCAGACGCGCATAACCGATAAGGAGAGGGCGGCTGAAAGGCCGCCTTTTTTTATGCCTATACTTTATATCGATTTTGAAACAAGAAGCGAATGTGATTTGCCTAAGCATGGCGTTTACAATTACGCGCAAGACCTGACTACTGACGTGCTGTGTATGTGCTACGCCTTTGATGATGAGGACGTGCAGACATGGGCGCCTGATATGCCGTTTCCTGACCGAGTGCGTAACTTTACGGGTCAGATACGAGCGCATAACGCCGCGTTTGAGCGTTTAATATTCTGGTACGTTCTACAGATAGATTTTAAACTTGAGCAGTTTTACTGCACCGCTGTGCAAGCACGGGCAAATTGCCTTCCGGGCAGTCTTGAGGATGTTGGTCGCGCTATCTCTAGCGAGATGCGCAAAGACCACCGTGGCAAAATGCTGGTCAAGCAGTGCTGCACTCCTCCTTTTAACACCAAGCTGTTGCCTGAGCTTATCGAGTATTGCCGTCAAGACGTAAGAACCATGCGAGCAGTGTCTACTGCACTGCGTCAGTTGACAAATGACGAGCTTGCAGACTATCACGTTAACGAGCGCATTAACGACGCAGGTGTTTTGGTGGACGTTGACTTGTGCCGTGCCGCTATGCGTTATGCCAGTGTCGAGCTTGAGGAAATCCAATCTCGCGTCGTGGAGCTAACTGATGGCGCAATTAAGTCTGTTCGTTCACCGAAGATGCGTGAGTGGGTACTTGAGCGTGTTGGTGAGTCTGCGCGGGCGCTAATGTGGAATGGTGAGAAGTATTCAATTGACAAAAGCGTTCGCGCTAATTTGTTGCTGATGGACGACCCTGAGCAGATACCACCGCACGTTGCGGAAGTTATCCAGTGCGCGGATGACCTGTGGGCGTCGTCTGTTGCGAAGTTTAATCGTCTGCTTTCCCTTGCAGATTTCGAAGACCATCGTGTGCGTGGCGCGTTTGTGTTCAACGGTGGGTCAGCGACTGGTCGAGCGTCGTCTTACGGTGCGCAGGTGCATAACTTCACGCGGAAATGCGCTAAAGAGCCTCAACGAGTGCGTGATGATATGGTTGATGGGCGTGATATCGTTCCGGTGCATGGTAAGCGTGTTACTGACGTTTTAAAGGGTATGCTTCGCCCTGCGCTGATGCCTGCTATTGGAAACGTGTTCGTGGTAGCAGATTGGGCAGGTATTGAAGCGCGTGTGACGCCGTGGGCGAGTTTGCAGCATGGCAGTGAAGATGTGCTTAACGTGTTTCGCAGTGGTGAGGATATTTACGTCCGTGCCGCTGCGGGTATCTTTAACCGTCCGATGGATATGATAACGCCTGACCAACGTCAAATTGGTAAGGTGGCTATTCTGTCGTGCGGCTATATGGGTGGTGCGGGTGCGTTTGGCGCGATGGGCAAAGCGTATGGCATCTCCTTACCTGAAGCGGAGGCTAAACGTACCGTTGACGCGTGGCGTCGCAGTAACTCATGGGCGGTGCAGTATTGGGGCGAGCTTGAGCGAGCGTATATGTGCGCCATGCGCCATAAGGGTCGTGAGTTTACCGCTGGTCGCGTGACGTATCTGTTTGATGGCGTTAATTTGTGGTATGCCCTGCCGTCTGGTCGGGTGCTGTGTTATCCGTCAGCATATATTGAAGACGGGTCGGTATCTTACGCTAAGGCGGCGTGGAAACCCGCTGCTGATGCAGTCGAATGGCCGCGAGCTAGGCTATGGGCTGGACTTGCTTGTGAGAATATTACACAGGCGATTGCAAATGATTTACTTCGTGACGCATTAGCGCGAATCGGGCATACTGTCGTGCTTCATGTTCACGACGAAATCGTGCTAGAAGTGAAAAAAGAAGACGCGGCGACAGCCGCGCAAGACTTGGAAACCGTGATGTGTAGCGCCCCTGCATGGGCAGAAGGTTTACCCTTAGCGGTTGGTGTATCAACATTAGAGAGATATGGAAAATGAATTTTATTACTTACTTGGAACGTATCGCGCCTGAAGGCGAAAGTATCCTTTTGGTCAAACAAATTGCTAAAGATAACGGTCAGTTTGCATGGCCTGCTTATCTTCCTTCTCGATACGACGGCAAAGGCGCGTGGTATGGCAATACCGCGTCGTTTATCACGTCACGTTTTAAAGATGGCAAACCGTCTGCGAGTGCGGGCAACTGCGAGTACGTTGCTTTTCTCGTGCTTGACGACATTGGCACCAAGAGTTTGCGTCCTCCTATCGAGCCGACATGGATAATGGAAACCTCACCGCAGAATTACCAGTGGGGGTACACGTTTGCTTTAGATGATATGCCCACTAAAGGTGAGTTTAGCGCCGCTATTAAAGCAATCGCTGACGCGGGCTATACTGACAGTGGCGCGATTAACCCCGTGCGTAATTTTCGCCTTCCTGCGTCAGTCAATTTGAAGCCTGACCGTGCGTCGTTCAAATCTATTCTCGTGGAGTTTCACCCTGAGCGTGAGTTTACGCTTGACCAAATTTGCTCGGCGCTTAACGTTCACCCGTCGGCGGCTGACACAGCGACAGTGCGCCCGATTGCTATTATCGACACAGGTAATGACGATGTGCTGGAATGGCTATCTTCTCGTGGTGACGTGATGGAGTCCGCTAACGCTGAAGGCTGGGTTGGGGTAGTTTGCCCTAACCACGTTGAGCATACAGACGGGCAGTTGATGGGCAGATACCACCCGCTTAACCGTGCCTACTGTTGCTTTCATGGGCATTGCTCGTTGTGGGACAGCCGTGCTTACCTCGCGTGGGTAGCTGAGATGGGCGGCCCTAAACACTCACATGGTCTTCGTGAAGAAATACTTGCAGAGGTCATGCACACCGCTATTGGCAAACTCGAACCGTCTGATATGTTCAGCACTGACGCGGCGGCGGCTATCATTGCAGAAGTCGAGCAGAAGGAAATCGCGCGGCTTGAGAAGGCGGAGTGGTATCAACGCTTTGCTTACGTCATGTCAGACGATTCCTATTTCGATTTGCAAAACCGTCGTGAATTCTCACGTCAGACGTTCAACGCCGTGTTTCGTCATGTGTCGTGCAAAAGTATTCACTCTGACCGCAAGATAGAGGCCGCCATGAGCTTTGACGAGAATCGTCAGGTGATGGGCGCTAGAGTGCTGGCAGGTATCACCTTTGCTGCTGGTGACTCGGTGATTGCTATGCGTGACGGTGAATTGTATGGCAACCGATGGCGTGACGCCCGCCCAGATTCATCTCGTGGCGGAAATTTGGGTGGTGATATATCCTTATGGCTTGACCACTGTAAATCGCTTGTTCCTGATGAGCGTGAGCTGGAACACATTTGGGATTACATGGCGTTTAAGGTGCAAAATCCACGCGTTAAGATTAACCACGCTATTCTTCACGCAGGTGGTCAAGGTATCGGTAAAGATACAATGTATGCCCCGTTCATTTACGCCGTGTGCGGTCCTCACCTGCGCAACTACTCACTCATGTCTACGGACACCATTCAATCTGCGTGGGGCTACCATTTAGAAGCTGAGATTATCGTCATTAACGAGCTTAAAGAAGCAGACAGCGCCGCCCGTCGGATGCTAGCCAACAAACTTAAGCCTGTCATTGCCGCACCACCTGAGATGCTATCCGTTAACCGCAAAGGCCTTGCACCATACAATCTTGTGAACCGCCTTGCCGTGCTTGCGTTCTCTAATGACCGTGTACCGTTGTCGCTTGAATCGGGCGACCGTCGGTGGTTTGCTACTTGGAGTACGGCGGAGCGTCTTACGCCGCAATCAGCTACCGCTATATGGAAATGGTTTAACGACGGCGGTGGATATGACCTTATTGCCAACTGGTTGTTCTTGCGTGATGTGTCTGCGTTCAACCCTGCTGCGCCTGCGCCGATGACAGACTTTAAGATGTCACTGGTGCAGAATGGTATGTCTGCGGTGGAGTCATCGCTTCTCGACATGATTACGGCTCGTATGGGTGAATTCGCTAACGGTGTGATTGCCTCTCCCTTTCAAGCTATTTGTGAGCGCGCCGCTATGTCGTTTGGCAGTAAGCAATTTCCACCTGCTGCTTTGTTTCATGCACTTGAAGAAGCTGGGTGGGCTGATATGGGAATGTGCAATTCGCGCTCGTCTAAGACTAAAAAACACATTTTCTGCGCACCTGAGTTTGCGCACATGAGCAAATCTAGCCTTCGCGATTTAGCAGAACAGAAACCTGTTGCAAAAGTTGTAGCGATTAAGTAGACTAGTTGCAACAATTCTCTCTAATTGTTAGTTCATGTGTTCCTCAATTATCGGCTCGGATGATTGGGGAATTTTTTAGCTATGAATAAAACGCCTTGAAAGATAGCAGAGTCCTTACTATAACTCTAAGCGCTTAGTGGTTATAGTATAATGCGCGAAAGCGGGGAAACCTCGGTAAAGCCGACAATTGCAAATCGATGTGTAATTGTTTGGAAGAAGTAACGGGCGTTTTATTGATAGTTAATGCGTAGGCTGATACGCAGCATCAACGCCGGCAATTATCATTTTCAAGAATTCAGAAAAAATTTTGTCATTTGGTTTCGTGGCAAAAATTTGCAAATCGTTTCGTGGCAAAAATTGAGCGTTCATTAGATTTGAAATCCTAACCCCTACCAGAATTGAAATCCTGAGCCTTCATATATACGCGTTTCATCACATTTACGCGTGATTTTACGCGCGCGCTTGTCATTGAATAGGGCGTTTTTATAGCCTTTATTGGCTTGTCATTAGCTGATTGAGTGATAGGTAATACTAGGGTATTGCTTTAAATTGTTTTGCAGTCTATAGGCCATTGTAGGCCGTTAAATGGCGGGCAATAAAAAAGGCCTATTAAGACTTTGCAATTGTTTGGGGCAATAAAAAAAGCGGCCTTTTGGCCGCTCTCTTGTTTAGTTTTCTAGTAGTATCGCTAATACAGCGAATTTAACTAGAATTAAAAATATTATTATCATGTCATTAGCCTATAAAATTTCAATTACCCAATCAGCTAGTTGTTCAGGCGTAAAAGAATCATAAAAGTCACGGTATGTCTTTATCATCTTTCAACCCCAAAAAATTGAAGTATTAAATACTGCACTTCTCTAACGTCGTTTAAATCGTCGCTACTTAAACCAAAATCTTCACAAAACAGTGTTTCGTTTAAATCGTCATAATACCATTCACAATTTAGACAATTTTCTAACTGTAAACGTAATTTTAACGCAACGTCTACGCCGTAAATGTCTTCTATTTTATTAATTGAATTTTTAATGTAGTCAATTGTATTCATATTATTAATTCCAGCTATCAACGTAAATTTTCACGCCTTGAATGATGATATAACACGACGCTACGTTAGAAAAACATGACGCATAAACGCGATATTCTTTGTTACCTACCAGTGCTTTTTTGCCGGTGTTTAGTTTTTTACCGTAACCGGTCGCAGTTTGCATTAACCCGCGCTCGTGGTACCACATAGGGGCGTCAATAAATTCTAGGTATATGGTTTTCATTTTGATAGCCTTATTTTTATTAGGTGCGAAATTACACCGCATAGCGCGCGACCTTAACCACGCGCTATACGCTGAAATTTTACACGTTCCACGCCTTGCAAGCGCGGCGGCTTAAATAATACTCCGCGCTACTATCTGATAGTTGATATTCTTTAAGCATAGCGCGTGCCTCCTTTATAGTGTCAAACGCGTCAACTGTTTCAAGGCAGCCCACGCTTTTACGTTGAATGTAAATCATAACGCAGCTCCTATTTTTGACGCGTCAAAACAAAATGAATACCCGCGGCCGTCTGCGCTGTCACCATATCGCATATTTTCAAGGTCCCATTCTAGTTTGTTTTTAATGACAAGCGCTTTTACAGCTTCAAAATGACAGTCAACGCCACTTAACTCGCTTGGATATGAAATAGTCGCTTGAAAGCCTTTGAAGCTACCATGAGCTGCGGTGTAGGCTTTAATTCTGCTACCACGTGAATTTGAAACGGGTAGATATTTAGTATGTATTGCAATCATTGTTATTTTCTCGCTATTGTTAGATGGTAGCGCGGTCAGCTCGCGACCGCGCGTCAGGTTAAATGAATCTGATTTTAAATTTTAAGTTATCAATTAATAATATTTCATTAGCGTGCAGCATTGCAGTCAACGTGTTGCTGATTGCTAATATTTCACTCGTTGTTACACGGTCAAAAGTAATTGTATTTTTATCGCTGTCAAACGCGGTAACAGATAAGTTTTGTGCAAGTAAAGCGGTGTATATAGCTAAAGTGTTCATGATGTTTTCTCTCTATGTTGTGGTTAGTGTAGGTAGTCAACATTAATGATGACTTGCAAAACATTATACAGCATCAAACAGTAATTGCAATACTTTTTGTTACAAACTGGTAATTTGTGGTTAGCGGTAGGTAATATGTAGTCAGTCTAAAGGGTGTTAGACTGACTACGCGCGAAGCCGCGCCTGTACTGAGCTGGGAGTGTTGTAGTCAGTTGTAGGTAGTATATTTTATATATAGTAAGAATTATATAATATACCATAATAAAAATAAGGTATATAATAATATATATAAAAGAGCGGCGGTAAAAGTATTACCTACAACTGACTACAATCGCGCAAACCCACGCCACCATTGGGCGGAGGCGTAGTCAGTCGGCTATGCTTTGACTGACTACGTATGCTTACGACTGACTACACTATCAGAGCAGACAGCAGACAGCAGACAGCAGACAGCAGACAGCAGACAGCAGACAGCAGACAGCAGACAGCAGACAGCAGGGCAGACAGCAGGGCAGACAGCAGGGCAGACAGCAGGGCAGACAGCAGGGCAGACACCTTGCAAGCCTTATAAATCAATGACCTACAATAACGTCAAATAATTGACACTTAGCCTTGGACCTCTGTAACCCGCGTATTCCGTGGTGTCCAGCGATAGGGGGGGAGGTTAAAATAAAAAATAAAGCGCAGGCGGGGAGGACTTGACAAGACGACTGGCGGGGGCATTATCTCCAACGTTTGCATTTTTCCTGTACTAATTGCATTTATCATATATACCGTCAAATAAATGACACAATGTCAAATAATTGACGCATAGGGGGGGCGTTCAATTCCGAAGGTGATGCAAAAGATTCACAGACAAAAAAGTCATTTCCATATATATTATAAATATTTTTTAACAAGCTAAGGATTCATGCGACCATGCAATCATTTCCATATTCACCAAGAGAGTTAAAAGTCACAGAGGCGCGTCTAAACGCCATTTACGACGCGTCAGCACTTGGGCTAAAGGGTGACAAGCTCGCCCTCGCTGCAGGGCTACTTCCAAGCGAGTATCGGCAGTTGTGCCAACTCGACCCAAACGTTGAGTTGATGACGATGAAGGGCGCTGCCGACGCAGAGGCGCAAATGGCACAGGTGTTAAAAGACGCGGCGCTAGGGGGTGATACAAAGGCGGCGTTAGCTATCCTTCAAAACGTGCATGGGTGGGCAAGCGCTAAAGAGCAGAACAGAGTGGCGTTCGGTATCACTAACGCGGACGGCACAGCGGCAAGCCTTGTTATCGGGTGGGAATCATGAAGGTTGTCATCCCCTACAAACCAAGAGATGTGTTTAAGCCGCTACACGCGAGAAAAGAAAGATGGGCGGTTGTGGTCGCTCACAGAAGGGCGGGCAAGTCGGTAGCGTGTATTAACGAATTGATAAAGTGTGCTTGCACAGACACTAGTGGAGATGGTAGGTATGCCTACATCTGCCCATACTACTCACAGGCAAAACAAGTTATTTGGGACTACTGTAAGACGTTTACAAAACCCATACCCAACATAAAGGTGAACGAAAGTGAATTACGACTCGATTTTCCAAACGGGGCGCGTATTCAGTTATTTGGTGCTGACAATCCTGACAGGCTGCGCGGTCTTTACTTTGACGGGATTATTGCTGACGAGTATGGCGATTGGAAGTCAACTGTATGGCCGTATGTTATCCGTCCTGCGCTGGCTGACCGCAAAGGGTGGGCAATAATTATTGGAACGCCAAAGGGTAAGAATAGCTTTTACGAACGCTTTGAAGCGGGCAAGCAAGACAAGGACTGCTTTACCTTGCTGCTGACCGCATCTAATTCGGGAATTCTTGACCAAGAAGAAATTGACGCGCTGAGAAAGGAGTTGTCGGAGGACGCATGGCTACAAGAGATGGAGTGCAACTTCGACGCGGCGATACCGGGGGCTATTTACGGCAGAGAAATGTACGAAGTGGGGCAATCGGGTAGGGTACGGCCTTGCTACGACCGCAAACTCAAGACGTATGCAGCTATCGATTTGGGGTGGAGCGACGACACGGCGATTTGGTGGTTTCAGGTGGCGGGCAAAGAGCTTAGGTTTATTGACTGCTACAGCAACAGCGGAATGCCTATCGCGCACTATCATGACATTTTGCAAAGTAAAGGCTATGATTATGGCGAATGGCTATATTTGCCGCACGACGCAAAAGCTAAATCATTGCAAACGGGCAGAAGTATTGAGGAGCAATTTCGCTCACTTGGGTGGTCACCTAGAATTGTCCCAAATATATCACTTATGGACGGAATACAAGCCGCTAGGTTATCATTAGCAAACTGTTGGTTTGACCCAAGCTGCAAAGAAGGAATGGAAGCGCTAACACAGTACCAAAGAGAGTATAATGTGGACAAAAAGGTATTTAATGAACGCCCCAAACACGATTGGACATCTCACTTTGCTGATGCTTTCCGGTACGCGTGTCTTGCATGGCGTGAACAACGACCAGACGCAGCGCCAAAACCCAAAGCAAAATTCTGGGAAGACCAGTCCTTAGAGGAGTTGTGGGAACACAGCTCGAAACGTAGAGGTAGACGAATATAATGAGTGACAAACTATCAGCACAGCCTTGGCACGACGAAATATCGCGCTACCAAGAAGAATATAGAAAGTGGACGGAGCGCGGCGAAAAGATTATCAAGCGCTACCGCGACGAGCGCAAAGACGCAGAGCAAGCGGACGCACGATTTAATATTCTTTGGTCTAACGTACAGACACTAAAACCTGCCATTTACGCAAAACCACCCAATCCTGATATTTCAAGACGTTTTGACGATAAAAACGACGCCGGCAGAGTAGCGGCGATGATTTTAGAGCGCGTTCTTGACTTTGAGATTAAGGAATACCCTGATTTTCACGATACGCTGTCTTGCGTGGTGGATGATAGGCTTCTTCCGGGCAGAGGCGTGGCGTGGCTACGCTATGAGCCTAAGATTGAAGAATTTGAGCCTTCAATTACCAATTATGCGGAGATAGGCGGGGAAGAATACTCACCTGAACGCACACTGGACGAAGAAAACGGGCTGGCGCAGACGGAAGTCTACGAACACGTTGTGTCTGAAACAACACCGGTGGATTATGTCTATTGGCAGGACTTTGCGCATCTACCTGCTCGGACATGGGACGAGGTGACATGGGTGGCACGACGCGTCTATATGACGTTAGACGAGGGGGTAGACCGCTTTGGCGACATCTTTGAGAAAGTTCCGTTAACTAACACGTCAAATCGTAAAGACGGCGACAAAGAAACTACTAAAGCCGATAAAAAGGCAGAAATCTGGGAAATTTGGTCAAAAGCAGAAAAATGCGTCTATTGGATAGCGGAGCAGTACGATGTCATTTTAGACCACAGAGATGACCCACTAGAGCTTTCAAACTTCTTTCCCTGCCCTAAACCTTACTTTGCCACTACATCGACAGGGACGCTGATTCCTGTAGCAGATTTTCTACTCTATCAAGACCAAGCAGACGAGATTGACGAGCTAACAGGTCGAATCAAGCATTTGACCAAAGCGCTTAAAGTCATGGGCATCTACGCGGCGGACGAGCCTGCGATTGAACGCTTGATGAAAGAAGGTAACGATGGGGTGCTTGTCCCTGTCAAAAACTGGGCGGCGTTTGTTGAAAAAGGCGGACTGCAAGGCGCTGTGCAATTTATGCCACTTGGCGACGTTGCGTCTGCGTTGCAACAGCTATATCAAGCGCGTGAGTCATGTAAGCAAATCATTTACGAAACAACTGGCCTGTCCGACATCATGCGTGGCGCGTCGGTAGCGAGTGAAACCGCGACAGCACAGCAAATTAAGAGTCAGTTTGCATCACTACGTCTTGGCAACATGAAAGACGGGCTGTATCGCTTTGCGCGTGAAATCCTGCGCATGAAGTCAGAGATTATCTGTTCAAAATACCAACCACAGACATTAGTTGAAGTGTCAGGCATTATGAATACGCCTGACGCGCAATTTGTAGAGCAAGCGATTCAACTGCTTAAAAACGAACCTGCTAGGGTTTTCAATATTGATATTGAAACCGATACGCTAGTTGAGCTTGATAAGCAGACTGAAAAGCAAAACCGCATGGAATTTTTGACAGCGGTAAGCGGCTTTATTAAAGACGGCATTGGCGCGGTTAAAGAAGACCCTGCAATGGCGCCGTTAGTTGGAGAGCTATTGCTTTATGGTGTTCGTGGGTTTAAAGCGGGCAGAGAACTTGAAGGTGTCCTTGAGCAGTTTGTTGACCAAGCGGCTAAAAAAGCAGCAGGACCGCAACCACCGAGCAAAGACGAACAGCGTACACAAGCAGAGGCGCAAATTGCCCAAATGAAGATGCAAGCACAACAGCAATCAGAACAAGCGACAATGCAGCTTGAACAAGTGAAACTTCAAGCTAGCAATCAACTTGAACAAGCTAAACTCGAATTTGATAAGTGGAAAACACAGCTTGATAATGATACAAAGATTACCATTGCGCAGATACAAGCTCAAAACAGTATGAAGCAACACGTTTTAAGTTTAAATGCAGGTAAAGAAGATTCAATGACAGAACTTGATGAAACTGGAAACCCACAGTTGAATAGCGTATTATCAACATCACTAAACAATGTCATTGAAAACGTAAATATGAACATGACGCAAATGATGACACTTGCAAACCAACAGAACCAAGCATTACTCGACAGAATGTCTGAAATGCACAACCAAGTAACTCGACCAAAACAAGTTGTTCGAGATGCTAACGGCAGAATTATAGGAGTCAAATAAATGGCAGTTTCACTTAATACCACATTGCGCAATTCCCGCGCGGACGCAATTACTACTTTTGCTGGCAACGGCGCAAAACTTAGAATCTATACCTCTGGGGCGACACAATTAGCGGAATGTGTTTGCGGTACACCGTTTGCTGGCGCAGCGTCTGGCGGTGTGCTTACGCTAAGCTCAATCACTGCTGGAACAGCAGGTGCAACAGGTACCGCCGATAACGCAAGTATTTATAAATCTGACGGTACAACGCTTATTATTTCAGGGCTTACAGTTGGAACGTCAGGAAGTAATATTAATTTGTCTAGCGTTGCTATTACAACTGGCGACAGCGTGGCAATTTCTTCAGCTACGATTACAGAAGGTAATGCGTAATGACTTTAGTTTTAGCGGATAGAGTTAAGGAAACGACAACTTCTACAGGCACTACCGCTATTACTTTAGCGGGAGCGGCGACAGGATACCAATCGTTTTCTGCTGCGGTAGGAAATGGAAATACCACTTACTACACCATTGCAGACCAGACAGGCGCAAATTGGGAGGTAGGAATTGGCACTTACGCAAGCTCTGGTAACACACTTGCCAGAACCACCGTATTGGCATCTAGCAACGCTGGCAGTTTAGTCACATTTACATCAGGTACTAAAGACGTATTTGTAACGCTACCTGCTGAACGTGCTATTCCAGTTACAACATTACAAGTATTAAATCATTCATCATCGGTGATTCAAGTTGCGTTAGCAAACGGGTATCTTCCTGTGTTGAATCATTCAGGGTCAACAATTAACGTGAGCGTGAGCTAATGACAGCACGATACCCTCTAGTCCTAAACGGGACAGCTATTCAAGAATTACAAACAGGCGACACCGTAACCGGTTTAGCTGCATCTGGCGCAAATAGTGATATTACTTCGCTTTCTGGTTTGACAACGGCATTAACAGTAGCACAAGGCGGTACAGGAGCGACAACACTAACCGGATTGTTAAAAGGGAACGGCACAAGTGCTTTTACAGCCGCGACTGCTGGCACAGACTACGTTGCTATTGGCGGGGCATTAGGTACGCCTTCGAGTGGTACGTTAACAAATTGCACATTTCCAACGCTTAACCAAAACACCACAGGTACAGCAGGTAATTTATCGGGTACACCTACACTACCTTCTAATATTACGCTCAGCGCGTCAACACTAGGTGGCAATTTAACGGGCGGTGACTATTCACTGACTCGGACAATGTATAAAGATACAGGCTGGGTCTACTACAATAGCACTACCACAGCAGCTTTAGACTACACCAACGGCTCTCAGCAACGCTGGGCGCCAACGGCTTCAAGCAGTCCTACGCTAACAATTTCAAACTGGCCGCCATCGGGTAACTTAGGTGAGCTTTTAATTGAAGGAGTTAACTTAGGCGCAGCAGGTACAATCACATGGCCGACTATTAACTGGATTACGTCTACAGGTGCAACAACGACTACGTTTGCTTCTAACGGTGTAACTTTGCAAACCTCCGGTACAGACTGGTGCTTACTTTGGACTCGCGATGCGGGTACAACCATTTATGGGAAGTTTGTGCGATGAGTATGTTATCTAGGTTTGCTACGCTTGGTGGTGGCGGAGACCCTTATTGGAATAATGTATCTTTTTTACTTGTAGGTAATGGTGCAAATGGGACTAATACAAACATTAAAGATTCTTCTAGTAATAGCATAACGATAACAAATACAGGAAGTACAGTAATTAGTACAGCGGTAAGTCCTCCGGCAGTGTCTAATGCGGGTAGCGGAACAGTTTATTTTAATGGTACAACCCAGTATCTATCACTAGCAACTAATTCGGTATTAGCGTTAGGTACCGGTGATTTTACCGTTGAATATTGGGTTTATCATACTTCGTTTTACAATTATATTGCAGTATTATCTGCACCTAGAAGCGCCAATGGATTTAATACTGGGACACAAGGAGCCGCGCAAATCGTTTGGTATGCGAATGGGTCTGAAAGAGTACGCGGTACAACTGCAATGGCAGCTAACACTTGGAATCATGTAGCATTTGTTAGGTATAACGGTACGTTAAAAGGTTATTTGAACGGCGTTCAAAATGGTACAACTTATGCTGATTCTATCAATTATTCTCAGAATATACATACAATCGGATGTCTAGATGGCACAGGAGAATTTTTTACTGGGTACTTATACGACCTAAGAATCACTAAAGGTGTTGCGCGATACACAGCAGATTACACCCCACCTCCATTCCCACCAACGGCAGCATTCCCAACCTCATAGGATAAAAAAAAAAATGAAAATAGCCATAATTGAAAATAACCAAATCCTATCTTACGGTGAGCATACAGAGGTGTTTCCTAATGTATCATTTCCACCAGAAGGTCTTGATTTAATGTGGGCGCAAGAGCGCAATGCGTATCAGATACAGTCTGATAAAGCACATTTACAAACAGAAAAACTCACTTCAGTTGAGCCATATATTGAGAATGGCGTAGTGTTTGATGTGATTGTTGAAGCTAAAACACAAGATGAGCTAGATGCTGAGAAAACACAAAAAGCCAATGAAGTACGCTATAAACGCAATATGCTACTCACACAGTCAGATTGGACACAATTAGCTGATGCGCCAGTTGATAATTTAGCGTGGGCGGTTTATAGACAATCACTGCGTGACATTACCTTGCAAGCAGGGTTTCCTTTTACTGTAGACTTTCCAGTAGCGCCGTAAGATTATGTTTGGACATAATCCTTTTGCTGACAGTCCTTTTGCAGCGCTTCCAACGCAAGGAGGCGGCGGCACAAGCATTACTGGAACGTTAGCTGTTACGTTAGATGATATTATTGTTGCAAGCGTTGGAACAATAGCACATAACGGGATTTTAACTGCCACATTAGATGACATTTCTTTTGCCGGCACGGGGGCTGACACTCACACAGGAAGTCTGACTGTTTCGCTAGATGATATTGCGGTTGCAGCATCGGGGATAGTTAAACACAACGGCACATTAGCGCTTACATTAGACGACATTATCTTTGATGCTCGCGGCGTTGGCAGAATTACTGGAACAATGGCGTTAACGCTTGAAAGCGTAACTTTCTTAGCGGCAGGCGCTGACGTTCATGCAGGCTCGTTAGCGGTCACTTTAGAAGATATTATTTTCTTGGCTAATCAAGAGCCAGAGCCTATTGCTTTGCCTTCTAAGGGTGGCATAAAGGCTAAAAAGAAAGAATATAAAAACAACAGCGCCGACGTTAAAAAAGCAATCGAAGATGCTGTTGAAGCAGTAACGGGAGAACCTAAGCCAAAGGTTAAGGCGGCACCTAAAGTTGAAGAAAAGCCTGTTACTTTTGTTGAGGATTATGAAGCAATCCTCCGCATGGAAACTGAGAAAGCTGCACTAGAGCTTGCTATCGCGCAAATGCTTGAAGACGAGCGTGACGACGAAGAAGCCATACTTTTACTATTATGATTGGAGATTAAAATGGGGTACGAAATTATATCCGCTGTCAGTAGCACTGGTGTTCCAGTCGCTGCAAGAGCCGACGGCAACGTTGTAGGCATAAGCACCAACGGTACACGCGCCACTTTTCGATATGTTGCGCAGGACATTACACCTGTGGCAACCGCTACAGACGTGCTTGTAATATCTGGGTCTACAACAAAAATTATTCGCGTGACAAAAGTGGAGATTGTGGGTACGGCTACGACAGCATCCATATATGACCATTACATTATTAAGCGCACCGTTGCTAACACCGCAGGTACATCAACTAACGTGACCGCTGCACAGGCAGATTCAGCCGATGACGCGCAAACAGCAACATTAAAACTCTATACTGCAAACCCTTCAGCCTTAGGCACTGGCATTGCAATAGAAGCCCATAAAACGTACTTATCCGCTAGCGCAACGCCGGGCGCGGCAGCACTGCCGACATCTTACGAGTTTGGCGTTCGTAATGACAAAGCTATCGTTCTTAGAGGCACTTCAGAGTCTTTAGCAATTAATTTTAACGGGCAAGCCGTACCAACTGGCGCTAGTTTGTATCTAGGAATTGAGTGGACAGAGGATGTTGCGTAATGCCGCTGTACGAAGTCACTTGCAAGAAATGCGGCGCATCGCAAGATATTTTTAGAAAACTGGCAGATTACGACAATTTGCCACAGTGTTGCGATACGATAATGACGCGAGTTATTTCAGCGTCGTTTGTCCATGCTGAGTTTGCCCCTTATAGGTCACAAATTGATGGCAGTATGATTACTGACAGAGGACAGCATCGTAGGCATTTAAAGAACAATGGGTGCAGTGAAGTCGGTAACGAGGACATGACACCCAAAGTAGACCATTTTGCGCAAAAGCGTAAAAAAGAAACGTTGCGACAAGAAATTGCCGCAAGAATAAACTAACTAAGGACTCCAAATGAGCGAAGAAACGACAACTGAAGACTCAGTTGAAGAAGTTGCAGTAGAAGAAGAAAGTCAATCTACTCATGATATTATTGGGCGTGAGCTGGATAAACTTGAAGAATCAACATCTACAAGCGAACCTGAAGAAACCGTAAAAGAAGAAGTAAAAACACCGCCTCCTGAACGTTCTCCGTGGAAATCATGGAAAGCCGAAGCGGCAGCCGAGTTAGAAAAGTTGCCAGAAACTGTACAGAAGCATATCATAGAGCGTGAAGAACAGTTCCACAGAGGGATAGAGCAGTATAAATCAGCGGCTAACTTTGCTAAAACCATTGATAAGTCGATTGCCCCATATAAAAATTATTTAGAAGAAATGCAAGTTGCGCCAGACGTCGCATTTTTCAATCTTCTAAAAACAGAACACACGCTTCGCCGAGGGTCATACCAAGAAAAAGCGGAAATGCTAATGAAATTAGCGCATGATTATCAAATCGATATGGCTCAGCTAGCCGGCTTGCCATACGACCCAACCATGCACAATCTTAAGGCGCAGCTAGACGAGAAAGAACGACAACTGCGAGAGGCTTCGGAATTTAGACAAAGTCACGAAGACGCTCAAATTCAATCTAAAATTTCGGATTTTGCGCAACGTCATGAGTATTTTACCGAGGTGCAGTCAACGATGGCAGACCTGCTAGAACGTGGACTTGCAAACGACTTGGACGATGCTTATGAGAAAGCATTGCGGTTAAACGATAATACGTTTCAAAAAGTCTATGCTCAACAGCAAGGCGGCGGGAATCGTCAAAATTTAACGCAGGCAGACCAAGCTGCAAAAGCAGCAAAGGCAGCAGCGGTATCGGTTAAAGGTTCACCTGCGGGCGCGAACCGAACAGTTATCCCTGCAACTACTGAAGATGCCGTTAGACAGGCGATGCGCCTTCACGGTTTTTAAATTTTACGAGGATTAAGCAATGGCATTTGCAAACAGCGCGATTAGTGACATTATCGCAACCACCATCGAAAGCCGTACCAAATCGGCTCAAGATAACTTAACAAACAACAACGCGTTATTACTTCGTTTGAAAGAACGCGGTAACGTAAAAACAATCAGCGGTGGTTCAACCATCTTGCAAGAATTGTTTTATAACGACCCTGCAACCAACTATGCGTCAAGCTATAGTGGTTACGAAACAATCAATATTTCACCTGATTCGCCAATCAGTGCTGCGCAGTTCAATTTAAAGCATTACGCAGACGCTGTAACCATCTCAGGCCCTGAAATGTTAGCTAACAGCGGCAAAGAAGCAATGATTGAATTGCTTGCGACCCGTGTTGAAATTGCTGAAGCAAGACTTAACAACAAAATCGACATCGATTTACATGGTGACGGAACAGGCAACGCAGGTAAAAACTTAGTTGGTTTAGCGGCTATGATTAGCACTTCACCCTCTACAGGCACTTACGGCGGTATTGACCGTGCTACTTGGACTTTCTGGCGCAATGGCGCGTACACTTCAACTGGTTTGACTTCAGCCGCTGCTACAGCAGCTAACATTCAAAACAGCATGAACACAGTAGCGTTATCAGTTGTTCGTGGTACAGACCATGTTGATTTAATTTATGCAGGCTCAACCGCTTATTCGCTTTACTTAGCGTCTTTGCAGGCAATCCAACGTATCACTGACGATAAATTAGGCGCGGCAGGTTTCTCTGCGTTGAAATTCTACGGCGGCGCTGGCTCTGCTGACGTTGTACTTGGTGGCGGTATCGGTGGTAACCAAACTGCAACTCGTATGGACTTTATTAACACAAAATATGTGTATTTCCGTCCTCACAAAGACCGTAATTTCGTGCCAATCGGCGGCGACCGTCAAGCAGTTAACCAAGACGCGATTGTTCGCTTAATGGGCTTCTCTGGCGCGTTAACCTGTTCTGGTGCGCAATTCAACGCAACATTCAGCACAACCTAGGAGGCATTCATGGCTTATAACATTACAACCCCCTTAGCGGGTTTTCAAGGTATTGCGATTACTGATACCACACAAAATCATGCGTTAGGCACTATCGTTACTGCGGTAGACCCAACTTACGGCGCTGGCGAATTCATTTATTTGAAAGGCGTTGCATCAACTGTTGTTGGCTCATTAGTTGATTATGACTCTTACTTAGCTACAACTGCATTAGCACCTGCTACTGGCGGTGTTGGCTCAGTTGCTGTAGCAATGTCAGCTAACGTGGCGTCACAGTACGGTTGGTATCAAATTTCTGGTATTGCGGCTGTTAAAGCACCGAATGCAATGACTGCTGGCGCTGACGTTTATGCGTTAGCTGCAACTCCGGGCAGCGTTGACGATGCTCAAGTAAACGGTGAGCAAATCTTAAATGCTAAAGTATCTACCACAACAGGTACACCTAGCTCTGGCTTGGCGTTGATTCAAATCAACCGTCCATTCCACCAAGGTCAAGTAGTATAATTTTTAAGGCGGTAAACTAGACGGCTTACCGCCAACTTTCTAGGATTAAATATGAGCGAAAAAATTTCTTACGTCGGCGACACCGGCGGCGATGCTTACTTAGACGTTTCTTTCTACATTGGAACGCACGATGGGCAAGAATACGACTTTATCCGAATCAATGTCCCCGGCGACAAATCGCTTGCGATTGATACAATTGCCGATGACAACCATAAAGCCCGTTTTGCACGGCAATGGCAAGCCTATAAAGGCTTAAAAGATATTAAAGGTACGCCAATGGAGGAGTGGCCAGAAATTGCCGAAACGCTCCGCATTGAGCTAGCCTACCAAGGGTTTAGATATATTGAACAAGTTGCAGGCGCACCTGACAGTGCGTTTCTTCGCATTATGGGCGGCACTCAACTTCGCAATAAAGCACAAGCCTTTTTAAATCGTGGTAAAATAGACGCTGACGAGCTAATTAAAGCTCAGACTGACCAAATTGCAGAGCTTCAAGCGCAAATGAAAATTTTGATGGACGCACAACCACCTGAAGTCAAAAGAGTTAGAACCGTTAAGGAATAAAACGCATGGCAAACCTACTTACGAATGTTCAAGATGTCTGTTTAGAAATAGGTTTGCCTGTCCCCACGCAAGTGGCGACGTCAACAGACCCTCAAGTGCTTCAAATTCAAGCGCTGATGAATCGTACAGGCGACACGCTGTCCACTGAACGTGACTGGCAAGCGCTAGCGGCAGAGTACCGTTTTGAAACGGTTTACTATCAATATACGGGCGACGTTACTGAAGGCTCAACAACCATCACTAATTTGTCGTCAGTAACAGGGTTATCAACTGATTTTATGGCTATTGGCGAAGGATTGTCACAAGACACTTTTGTCACTTTTGTTGGTACGACAACGGCTACAACTTCTATTCCTGCTACTGCCACTGCAACAGGCATTACCATTACGTTTAGCCAAGCTAAGTACGCGATGCCTAGCGATTACGCTCGCATGGTAGACAAAACTCAATACAACAAATCAAACCGTTGGTCGATTATTGGGCCCAAAGACGCCCAAGAATGGCAATGGCTTAAAGCAAGCTATGTCACGACAGGCCCTCGTATGCGCTTTAGAATGATGGGTAACAAATTCACTATCTGGCCTGCACCTACCGCAGTGCTAGTAATGGGCTTTGAATACGTTTCTAACGCATGGGTTGTGGCGGCTGATGGAACGCCCAAATCACGCCTAACGGTTGATACAGATACAACGCTATTCCCAGACCGCGTAATGGTGCTAGGCACAAAACTTAAGCTATTTGAGATTAAAGGCTTTGACACCACCGCAGTGCTTCAGGATTACACCCGTGAGCTGGAGAAATGGAAAGCAGCAGAGAGCGGCGCAGATACGCTGTCCCTCGCGCCACGCTATCCAAATATACTACTCACCCAGAACAATATACCGGATACGGGTTATGGAAACACTACATCGTAAAGATACGGTTTTTCGTATCCTAAATAGGTAACTAAATGCTACGTCCTAAACGCCAAACTTCAGGTACCGTCACTGTCACCGCGCCAATCGGCGGGTGGAATGCGGTCAATCAATTAGCCGCAATGTCGCCTAATGAGGCGGTCATCATCGATAACTGGTTTTGTTTGCCTACTGAATTGCAGTCACGCAAAGGCTACACAATGTGGCAGCAAAATATCACCGGAAATATTGAGTCTTTTATTACTTATGACGGTCAAAATGGTAGCTCACATATTTTTGCTGTAGCGGATGATGAAGGTGATTGCAGTGTTTGGAATGTAACAACGGTATATCAAGACCCGACGGGACATATCACCGTCGCAACGGAAGTTGTGACAGGACTATCTAACGCTCGATGGTATTTTGGTCAAGTATCAACGTCAGGCGGTACATTTACGCTTGCCGTAAACGGCGAAGATTATATGCTTCTCTATAACGGCACAACATGGCAACAAGTGACAGGCGTATCAACGCCTTACGCTATTACAGGCGTTGACACAAGCCTACTTGTTGGCGTTTTAGTGCATCATCGCAGAGCATGGTTTGTCCAGAAAGACAGCATGAAATGTTGGTATTTAGCCACTGATGCCATTGCTGGCGCAGCCACATCTTTTGACTTCGCGCCATTGTTTATCAATGGGGGCAGTATCGCTAAGATTGAAACATGGACGCTGGACGCCGGTAACGGTATGGATGACTATTTTGTCGTCATTACTACGGTAGGTGAGATTGCCGTCTATAGCGGAACAAACCCTGCGTCAGCCGATACATGGTCACTTAATGGCGTGTATTATGGTGGTTCACCCGTAGGGCGTAGTTGCACAATTAAGTTCGGGGGCGACATATTACTGCTAAACAAAGATGGTCTAGTTCCTTTGTCACAGTGGTTAATGTCTAGCCGTGTTAACGTCAAAACGTCTATCACAAACAAAATACAAAAACGTATTACTGATGCAACCGTAGCGTATGCAGGAAATTACGGTTGGCAAGTCGTGTTAAGCCCACCTAATAATATGCTGTTTATTAACGTACCAATCAGTTCAACGCAGTTTGACCAATACGTCATGAACACCATTAGCGGGTCATGGTCACGTTTTACAGGCGTTAATGCTACCTGTTGGGCGTTTGTTAACAACGTAATGTATTTCGGACAAGGCGGCAAAGTCTTTAAATTTTGGGATGGTCCAACTGATGATGGCGAAGTCATCAATACCGACCTTTTACCTGCTTTTTCTGCCTTTGGCAGTCAAAGTCAGATTAAGCGTTGGACGATGGCTAAAGTGTCAATGGGCTACGATTATGCGTTTGCGTTTTCAGGTCAAATTAACCTTAACTTTGATTTAACATCTCAACCGCCGCAGCCGTACAATTTGCTATCCACGACTGCCGGTATTTGGGATGCAGGTGTTTGGGATACGTCAACATGGGGTGGCGATATTAAGCCTTTCTCTCGTTGGCAAATGGCGTCGGGCATGGGCTATTACGGCACGTTTAGAATCAGAACATCAAGTAAAACGTCTGATATTCGCTACTATGCAACAGACTATGTATTTGAAGGCGGAGGCGTACTATAATGGAGTACACTTACAGCATAGAAAAGTTCCACGATATTTGGCAAGAATTTGAGCCGTTATTTCGGGCACATTACAGCGAAATGCTTGAGCGTTTAGCAAAACAAGATATAGAATTTTCGCCGTTTAACTGGCGACTTGATGAATACTTGAAAGCTAGTCATGCGGGGTATTTAATCATGTATGTTGCGCGGTTAGATGGCAAACCAGTAGGGCATTGCGCGGTTTATATAACAAACGATATGCACAATATGGATTTAATAGCGCAAGAAGATGCGCTTTACATTACAAAAGAACACCGAAAAGGCATTGGTAAGAATTTAGTAAAGTTTGGGCTGCTTGACCTGCGCAACCGTGGAGTGAAACGTCTAAATGTTAGCGCAATGACCGATTTGCGCGTTGCAAAGTTGTGGGAGCGAATGGGCTTTAAACACACTTGCGCAAACATGACATACACATTTTAAAGAGGAAATAACTTATGTGCGCACCTTCAGCACCTCCAGCGCCAGACTATAAATTAGCCGCGCAACAAACGGCAGCAGGGAATCAAAACGCGGCTATCGCAGCGCAATATGGCAACATGACCAATCAAGTTGGCCCACAGCAATTTACTTATGATGCAGAAACAGGAGCGTACTCGCCTACTGGCACATCAACTGGCGTAACTTATACAAACCCTGCAAAACCTGATTCTCAAGGTAGTATGCCTTTTGATATGACGTCTTTAACGCAAGCGCAAAAAGACGCGTATTATGCTGGAAAAGGGCTACCTAAAAACTTTGTTAAAACGTATGACCCTCAGCAATGGAATCAAACTCAAACATTAGGCGCTAACGACCAACAGTTATTTAACCAAAGCCAAGCTACGCAGCTAGGTTTATCGAACATGGCGTTAACAGGTCTTGATAAAGTTAAACAAGCCATTTCGCAAGGGGTTGCGCCAGAGATTGCAATTCAAGGCGGGCCTGCAAATACTGCTGACCGCATGACGACAAACGTTAATGCGCCTGACTTTGTTGGCGGTGGATTAGATACCTCCGGTTTGCAGGGCAGCGTAGGTAATGCCGGTCAAATGAGAACGTCTATTGGCCCCGTAAACGGGGTAGAGCAATATGTTGTAGATAATAACGGGGATAGAATTTTAACGCAATCCGGCGCTAATCAGCAGGCTAGTGGTCTTGGAGCGGGGCTAAACAACTCAGCTAAAATTCAAACTAACTTAGGGCTAGACCCGACGCTACTTAACCAGCAAGCAACAGACGCGCTTTACAAAGCAAATACGCAATACCTAGACCCACAGTTTGCGCAAAGCCAAGCAAAGATGGAAAGCCAATTGGCTAACCAAGGCATTACGCGCGGTAGTGAAGCGTATAACAACGCAATGTTTAACTTTAACAATCAAAAGCAACAAGCGTACACGGACGCTCGAAATCAAGCGATTGGGCAAGGTACGGCGGCGGCGCAAGGGTTGTTTGGTATGGGGCTTCAAGGCGCTCAATTTGGCAATACATCACTTGGTCAACAGTTTGGTCAAAACGTTACCGCGCAACAATTAGCTAACGCTTCAGCAGGGCAAAACAACGCCAACGCACAAACTAATATGGGGCTTACTAACGCCGCATTAGGGCAACAATTTGGTCAAAATGTCACCTCAGCTAACTTTGCTAACGCGGCGCAACAACAAGCGTACAACCAAGCACAAGGTAATGCACAATTTCAAAATGCCGCGCAAGCACAACAATACGGACAAAATTTGTCTGATATGCAGGCGCAAAACACAGCCGTTGGTCAACGCTTTGGTATGGACACATCCAACCAAGCGTCAACAAATAACGCGCAAACGCAGCAATATAACGCTGCTATGGCTAACGCTAACTTAAATAACCAGCAGCTTTCACAATTATATAATCAGCAATTGCAAAGCGGGCAAATGAGTAACGCGGCAAGTAATCAGCAACTTGCGCAGAATCAAGCGGTTCAACAGAATCCACTTAATATTTTGCAAGCGCTAAGAACAGGCGCTCAACTTAATACGGCTAATTTACCTGCGGTTGGCGTATCTCAGCCCGGACAGCTAGCTAACTGGCAAGGCGCGGATATGTTAGGCGCGGCTACTGCGCAAGGTCAATACGACCAGAGCGTATATAATGCACAAGCGGCGGCTAATGCGCAAATGATGAGCGCAGGGATTGGCGCAGCGGGAGCGCTTGGTGGCGCGGGCATTAAAGCGGCGTCTGACAGAAGGCTTAAAAAGAACATTAAACGTATAGGTACGCACGTTCTTGGCATTGGGCTTTACACATGGGATTACTTGTGGGGTGAGCCGTTTGCTGGCGTTATGGCGGACGAAGTGGAACAAGTCATGCCAGAAGCTATCGTTATGCACCCAAGTGGGTTTAAAATGGTTAATTATTCAATGCTGGGGTTAGTGTAATGATGTTAGGTGAAGACCAACACGCAGCGCTGGTGGCTGCACTTAGAAACCAACCGCAATACCCGCGAGGTAATGCCGCGCCGTCAGCGCAATCCATAATGCAGAACGCGGAAGCGCTTGGTAAAGGTTATCAGGCTATTAAAGAAGCTGGCAAAAGCGATGCACAGCAGTACGCTGATGAATTTGGTCAATATGACCCTCAATTTGCGGCGATGCAAGCAAAAACACCTGACGAGGGTAGCTTTATGAACGGTTTGCAAAACAAATGGAATGGGCTATTTGGAGGTGCGAGTGGCTAGTTTATATGATGAAAAAGTGCTTGGCGCTAAAGATAGAATTGCTTTAGCTCGTAAGTTACAAGAACAAAGCGCTAATCAACAAGCAGGTCAAATGGTTAGCGGATGGTACGTTCCTAATACTGGTGGAGCCGCGCTTGGCGCGTTGCAAAATATCATTGGTGCATATCAAGAAAGCGGCGCTAAAGAAGATTTAGATAAAGCAGAGCGTGAAAAAACGGCTGCTACTATGCGAATGTTTAACTCAGCAGGTATTCGTGTGCCTGAAGAAATGGCATTGCAAGCTGGAACACCTGAGCAAAAACCTTCTTGGTGGGATAAAACGTCGGCATTTGTTACAGGTGGAGAACAACCTCAAACCGTACCTGCCAAACCGTTAGAGCAAAATGTTGCTCAAAATGTGTCGCCTGACCAATTTGAACAACTTGCGCCTGCAATGGCGTTAACGTCGCCAGAGCTTGCGCCTGTGATAACATCTGTTGCTAATAACAGATACACTAGGTCTACTCAAAAAGAGCTTGCGGAAGCGCTTAGAACGGATAAACGCGAACAATTTGATATATCTGAAGAAGGTAGAAACGAAAGAGCAAAAGAATCTAACGCGCTTCGTGAAACGCTTTCAAGTGAAAGTAACGAAACTCGAAAAGCAATCGCAGCTTTGGTTGCCGCGTCCAGGCAAAATCAAGGCGGAAATCAAGACCATTATGCGTCTGCTGGCGTAGACCCTTATACGGGAGAGCCTATTACATTTAACAGACAAACTGGGCAACATTTTAAAGCAGGCCCTAACGGAACACTTGTCCCCTTTGGCAATACTGCTGCACCTCCTGCTGTCAATGTTGCACCTCAGCCTACTGGAGCGCCTACTGGAGCGCCTACTGGAATGCTGCCGCCTAACGGTGCTATGGGCGGCGCTTCTGCGCCAAATCAATTCTCACCAGAGCAAAACGCTATTTTTAGCCAAATGTATCAAAATCAATTGTCCGGCATAAACCCTCGCGTAAGCACTAAGATTCAGCCTGCGTATTTACGCTGGCAAGAAGCCAATGGTATAACCCCAAGTGATATTGTAAAAGGGACTGGCGAAGCAAACGCAGCAAAAAGAACAGAGATGGACTTTAGCTCGGCGGGGAATTCTGGTAAAAACATAATGCGTATTGGAACGGCTGTGCAACATATTGACGTTTTAAAAGACGCCTATAAAGCCTTAGAAAACGGTGATATTCCTGCTGCAAACAGTATATTTAACAAAATAGCCCAAGAAAGAGGGCAAGCACCGCAAGCGACATTTGGTGCTACGGCGCAAATGGTTGCGCCAGAGATTGCAGCGGCGGTATTAGCTGCTGGCGGAGCATCGGCGCTTGGTGACCGTCAAGATTATAAGGCGTTACTTAACGGCAATATTTCACCCACGCAATTTAAAGGGTTGGTACAATCGTTTGATAGTTTGTTTGGCGGCCGAGTTAAAACGCTTGCAAGTGCGTATAAACACGGGACAAATAAAGATTTTGATTATGCAGGATATAATCTTACAAAATTTGCGCCTAAAGAAGAAGCATCTCAACAACCCGCAGGGCTACCGCCTCAAAACGACATTATGGAAGAATTACGCAGACGAGGGCTTAAAAAATGACAGATTTAAGCAAGCTATCCGATAGTGATTTAATGGCATTAGCCAATAACGACTTATCTAAAGTAAGCGACGAAGGGCTATTGCATCTTAGTGGTGAGCAATCGCAAGCGCCAGAAGAAAAATCAACACTTCAACGGTTTGCTGACATTCCTGCTAACGCCGTCCAATCACTTGTGGGCGCGGCAAAATATTCAGGAAACCTTCCTGCTGGACTGGCGCAAGGCGTATCTAATATTGGCGTTAACGCAGCGCAAACAGTTAACGCCGTGTCGCCTGAAAAAGCTAACGAATATAAAGCCGCAGTTCAACAGCAACTTCAAGGAATGGGCGCAAACCCAGAAAGCCTCCCGTTTAAAGTAGGTGAATTTGGCGGCGAAACAGCTCCTTTAATGGCGCTTGGCGGCGCGGCAGGCGCTGGCGCTAGAATGGCAAAATTGCCTGAAAATGTTGCGGCGGCAGTAGAATCGTTTGGCCTTAGCACAGGGCCGTCTAAACAGTATGCTAAAGACTATATTGCTAAAGTAGGTGCTGGCGCGTTAATGAATACTGCGGCAGGACAGTTAATTGACCCTAATAGCTCAGCTATGGGCAATGCAGGGTTTGGTGCTGCAACAGGTGCAATATCCGGCACGTTAGCACCTGTTGTTCGCGGCGTAGCAACTATAGGAAAACCGTTATTTGAATCAGGCAAACAAGCTATTCTAGACGCTAAAATTATAGAAAGTTTGCGTGGCGCAAAACCGCCTGAAGCAGTTGAAAAATTACGCGCAGGCATGACGCCCGAACAGCTTGCAACAGACATTCAATCACCTGACCTTGCGGCTATTATTCAATCGTCAGAAAACAATAAAGCGACTGCGCCTGAATGGATGGCTAAACGTGAAGCTGAAAAAGAAGCGCTAGCGTCAAGAGTTAATCAAGCGCAAAGCTCACTTAATGCAGTGCAACAAGGTGAATTGCCTGTTAGTAATGTACCTAAAGCCATGCCATTTCAAAATGTGCGCGACGCGGTAATTGCACAAAAAGGCGCTCTTGAAGACACTAAAGCGGCGCGTACAGCAGAGCTATTACGGCAAGCAGAAACTCAACAGGCAGGGCTTGAAGAAGCTAAGCAAGGCATAGTTAACGCGGTGGCTCAACCTTCTCAACGTGATGTTGGCTTAACGCTTGCGGAAAAGAAAGCAGAGCTAGAAACAGCCGCTCGCGTAGAGCCAAGTAAGCAGTACACAGAGGCTTATGGGCAAGCGCCAGAAAAGTTTAGCTTTCAGCCCTTACTTGACGCGGCAGGGGACATTAAAAATAACCTTTCTACGGAAATTGACCGTCATGTTGCACCTAAAGTACATGAAATTTTAAAAGCGCTTAAAAGTAAAGAAGACGCCGCGCCTCAAATTTTAGGCGCTAACGGCAAGCCGCTTAACCCTAAAACAGGGGATTTGCCTTTTGAAGGTACGCTACAAGAAGCTCATGCTTTACGGTCTGCAATTTTAAAAGACCGCAGAGAGATAGAAAGGTCAACTAATGGGCAAGTTAATTTAACAAAAAGTAATTTAGAAAAATTAGAAGCGGGTATTAATCAGACTATAGCGCAAGGCGTACCTGAAAGCGCAGGGGGAACTTTTACCGGTGCAAATAAATTATTTAGAGAAACCGTAGCCGCGCCATATATGGAAGGTGAAGCTAAAAGGCTAACAACAGAAAATACGTTTTCTCGCCCTAGAATTAACCCTTCAGAAGTAACAGATAGAGCGCTACATCCTGATTATGCAGTGGACTATGTTAATGCGTTTGGAAGTGACCCAGAAGCAATGCAGACCATTGAAACTGGTATCGAAGGTAAATTTAGAAATGCGTTAAAGAAAGGGGGTCAAGCAGGCGCAGACTTTATAGAAAAACACAACGAAGCGTTAACCACTTTAGATTCTGCGCCGGCTAGCGCGGGAATTAAAGACCGATTAAGCGGATTCGTTCGTGATTTTGGTAGTGCAGAAACTAAACAAGCAGCGCTTGGTGAGCAGATTAAGGCAATTCCTAAAGTTGTAGATGAATCGGTTGCAAATCAGCAGCGAATTATTAGCAAATCAGCTAAAGACTTAAGTGCCGCAACTGACCCTGAAAATTTAGCTAAGATAGCCGTTAATGCAGACGTTCGCACAATGGGGCGAATATTGCACAAATTAACGCCTGAAGCTAAACCTGAATTGGCGCGGCAAGTTATTGATAATGCGTTTGAGCCTATGACAACGGGCGTTGAAAATGCGGGTGCTAAGACAGTTAAAGCGCTTGATAACTCTCGCATAGCGACGCTTTTAAAAGCTACTTATGGTAAAGAAGAAGGCGCGGCTAAATTGGCAGATTTTAAAGAAACCGCTAATATTCAATCAATGCTTGAAGATGTAAGAAAGCAAACGCCTAATCACCCTTACGACACCGCGCAAACGTTGGACAAATTAACAGAAGGTAAACCGCAAATTAAACGCGCCGTAGAAGAAGTAATGGCGGCACTTCAAGACGAAAAGAAATTTGAAGCGTTAGCGTTAAAAGGTCGTCAAGTAGGCGAATCTACGCGCAAAGTAGCGTCTGAAGCCACGCCTCACACACCGTTCCAACTTTCTACGGGCGGCGCGGTATTAAAATGGCTTCACACTATCGCTACTAAACAAGCAGACAAAGCAATTGCGGATAAGCTATCAAGAGAGCTTATGTCGTCTGAAGCATTTGCTAACGCTATTGAACGAGCGCAATCTCGTTTGCCTTATGACGAGCAAAACCTTAGAATAGGCGCAAGCGGTTTAGCAGGTCAAGGCTTATCTGCATTGCAATCACGCACATCATATAAAGGGGAACAATAATGGCTTTTAATGGCTCTGGGACATATAACCTGCCTGCTGGCAACCCCGTTGTTACCGGCACAACGATTTCATCATCAACAACTAACACAACCAACAGTGACATTGCAACAGCGCTGACAAACTGCATCACTCGTGATGGTCAGTCTACGCCATCTGCTAACTTGCCAATGAACGCAAAGAAACTCACAGGTTTAGCGGCTGGCACGGCTGCGGGGGATTCTGTGCGCTATGAGCAAGTATTACTGCTTGCTGGCGGCACGATGACTGGTACGGTTACACTTGTCACGCCTATTCTTGGTACGCCTACAAGCGGTACGTTAACTAGCTGCACAGGGCTGCCTTTGACAACAGGCGTCACAGGCACGTTACCTGTTGGTAATGGTGGGACAGGCGTTACAACATCTACAGGTAGCGGAAACGTAGTGCTGTCTACTTCACCTACGCTAACCACACCTACGCTAACCACACCTACGCTAACCACACCTGTACTTGGGACACCTTCTAGCGGTACGTTGACTAGCTGCACAGGGTTACCTTTGACATCAGGCGTCACAGGGACATTACCTGTTGGTAATGGTGGCACAGGAACATCTAGTTTAACTGCTAATAACGTACTTTTAGGTAATGGTACCAGTGCGCCACAAACAGTAGCTCCAAGCACAACGGGCAACGTACTAATATCTAATGGCACCACATGGGTATCAAGCCCGTTAACGAGTGTTACAGGGTTTTCTAATTTGGCTGTATTTACTTCGTCTGGAACATGGTCAGTGCCATTAGGAGTTACTAAGTGTAAAGTAACTGTTACTGGCGGCGGTGCTGGAGGAGCTTCTAGTGGGACTAGCGGTAATGGAGGCGCTAGTGGCGCTGCTGGCGGTACAGCAATCAAGATTGTTACGTTAAGTGGCGGGTCAGCAACAATTACTATCGGTGCCGGTGGAGGAGGAAGTGCCGCTGGTGGAGATAGCAGTTTTGTTTACTCTGCAACTACAGTATCTGGCGGTGGCGGCGCAAGCAGCGGTACTTTTGTTGCCGGTGCGGGGGGTACAGCATCTGGCGGTGACCTAAACATTAGCGGTGGCGGCGGGTCTGGAATACAAGGTCAAGGTAGTATTGGAGTAGGTGGCGCTCCTGGAGGGAATTCAATATGGGGCGGCGCAGGCGGCGGTGGAAACGCTAATGCAAGTCAAGGAACTACTAATGGGCAAACTGCTGCTGCTAATTCCGGTAGTGGTGGTGGAGGCCCAGGTGCAAGCGGTGGCGGCGGCTCTGGTGCTGCTGGCATTGTAATAATTGAATACTAATAAGGCTGCTTAATGGAACATTTCATATCACTATTATTCCTTGCAAGAGATGTTGCGCACCGTGAGCATCTACGCACTAGAAGTTATGCCGCGCACATGGCGCTAAACGACTTCTATCATGAGATTATCGAACAAGCGGACGGCTTAGTTGAGGCGTATCAAGGCAGTTATCAATTGCTAAAAGACTTGGAAATTATTGGCAGTAAAAATATTGACAATATTGAAGACTTCTTGAAGAAACAAGTGACATGGATTGACGAAAACCGCTATAAAGTCTGCGGTAAAGATGACACGCCAATTCAAAACCTAATCGATGGAGTAATGGAAACTTATTTCACCGTGCTTTATAAACTCCGATTCTTGAAGTGAGGTCGAGATGCCCGACGAAGCCTGCCGTTTAGCTAAAGTAGAACAGCGCATTGATGCGCTAGAAGAAGTGTTTGAAGACAGAGGGAGAAAGCTAGACGCTATCATAGCTGCGCTTGACGAGATGAAAACCGAGCAAACGCGCTACAAGGGCTTTATCGGCGGTATCGTCTTTACTGTTGGCGCACTGTTTTCTTTCATTGCTTGGTGGACGAGTAAATAATGGAATTCCTGCAATTTGCGTCGGACGTAGGGTTTCCTATTGCGGCGGCGACTGGCGGAATGTATTTTGTCTACCTGACGCAGAAATTTCTGCTTGATAGTGTGCTTGAGAAGATTAAAAGTCTGATTGGCATTATCAAGCAGCTAGATAAACGTGTTACAGCCATGTCGCATGACATCGTTAGAATTGATGAATTAGCGTCAACAGCGCTTGAAATACCGCAAGAAAAACCCAAGCCCCCATCAGTGGAGCGAAAAGACTAATGGACGCCGATGCTATCGCTAAATATATTAACCAGTATGGATTCCCAATTATCGCTGCTGGCGGTATGGGCTATATTGTCTACTTTGTCTGGCTCTGGGCGACCACCGTCGTAAAGCCTATTCTGCAAGAAGCCACAGACGCGCTAATTGAGCTAATTGACCAAGTGCGGGTGCTAGACAACGACATGATACGGCTGACACAAAAGTTAACGACTATTTTATCGCTACGGGGGAAAAAATGAAGATAGGTGAGAAAGGGTTAGCTCTAATTAAAGAATTTGAAGGCTGTAAACTGCAAAGCTATAAATGCCCAGCAGGTGTTTGGACGATTGGCATAGGCTCAACTCGCTATGCGGACGGAACACCCGTGAAAGCTAATCAGGCATTGCCGGGCGAAGCAGCGGCACTGCATTTACTAGCGCAGACGTTAGCGCCGTATGAGCATACCGTCAACGCGATTGGCGAACCGCTTACCCAGAATGAATACGATGCGCTAGTTTGCCTCTGCTATAACATAGGCAGTGGAAATTTAGTTTCGTCAACGCTTGTTAAGATGCTAAAAGCAAAAGAACCTAAATCTGAAATAGCAGAGCAATTTCTGCGGTGGAACAAGGCTGGCGGTAAAGTATTAGCCGGTCTTACTCGACGCAGAAATGCGGAAGCAGAATTGTTTTTAAGCGAGTAATTCGTCACGTTCACGGTTAGCGCGGAGTATGCAGTAGCGCTGATGCAAACGTACCAAAATAGAGCGTCTACGTTTACCGTGACGCTCTGATTTAATCATTTTTTCTAGCTCGTCTTCTGAGTAATTATTCAAATTAAAGAAGATGTCGCGCCATGTTAAGTTGTTCATTTTAATTCCTCTAAGGCAATATCTGAGATTGCGCGTTTGTCATGCAGACTTGCGAATATGCGCTCGTCTACGGTTTTGTCTGTTAGCAGTACATAGCAATATACAGCACTCTTTTGTCCACTACGGTGCAATCGTCCAATGGTCTGCTCATATCTATCAAGTGACCACGGAAGCGACAGGAACACCATTTTACTGCCTCCAAATTGAAGGTTTAGCCCATGCCCTGCTGACTTAGGATGAACGAGCAGTAATTCTACTCGCCCCGCGTTCCACGATGAGATAACGCCTTGCTGGTCGATTGTTCGTGCGTTTGGGTACCGGCGTTTAAGTTCTTCAAGCTCTGCCTGAAAGTTATACACAATAATCGTATTGGCGTGTTGATTCTCCTCAAGTATTTCGTCTAGCCGGTCAAACTTGTGGCGCGAAAACCATGCGGCGGGTTGCCCTTCAATATACGAAAACCCGCTGGCCATTTGTTGCAGTTTGTTCACCACCACAGCGGCGTTAACTGCTATGATTTCCTTATCGTCGTAATACACCACAAAGTCTTTCTTCATCTCTTTGTACTGCTTCATGTCCATCGCGCATTTGACTGGCACAACGTTAAGCGGAGGCAAAGTATCCATATACTCTTGCGTGTCGATAAGATACGTTGCAGGCTTAATTTCCGCCATTACGTCACGCAGTGAAGTGGACTTGGCTACCCACTCACCAAAATCTTTGTTGAGCAGTACAAAATACTTTTGAAGAAACGCTGTTTTGGACTTTCCAAGAAGTGATGTGTCCACTATCTTGCATTGCCCAAACACGTCCTCAAGTCCGTTGCTGGTAAACGAGCCGGTAAGCCCCCACTTAACTTTAAAGTCTTTGATTAACCCAAATAGCGCTTTAAAACGTTTGCCTGAGGGATTCTTTAAAACCGTCAACTCGTCAAACACAATACCATCAAATCCTATTAGCGGAGGCGTTGTTTGCAGTGTATCGTAATTAGTCACCACCACCTGCGTCGGTTTGTTGAACGCTATCAACCGCTGCGCGTAAGAGCCAACGGCGATAGATACTGTCAGATTTGGTGCCCACTTGGTTGGCTCTATTGTCCACACATCCGTGCAAACACGTTTTGGCGCTATCACTAAGAACCGGCGTACTCTGCCCATGTCGAGCGCTTGTTGCATGGCGGTTAGCGTTATCGCTGTTTTGCCCGCCCCCACTGGGGCGAGAATCATGCCCTTGTCTATTTGGCTCAAAAAGGCAACAGCTTCTATCTGATTGGGTCTTAGCATTGATAAATCTCCATCTTAAATACGCCGTTTGTGGGTGGTCTGCCATCATCGGAATGGAGCAGCAAGGGGTGTAGCATATCCACACCCCGTTCATCGTTTTGAGCTTTGGCTTCATCTATCCCGCCAAGGCAACACGATGTCGCTTACCTTCAGGGGGATAAACGGCACGGTATCTAGCCATTTGAGCAAATTCATGTAGTTTTCCATATCATCACCGCGTAGCGCTTTGATGGTTGGGTCTTGGTCTACGGGTCCACTTTTAAATGCGTACATTAGAAATTCTCCAATTTGATTAGTCTGTCTAAATACCACCGTGCTTTGCGCAAGTCTTCAAGACCGCCTTTATCTCTAAAACGCCATTGGTACTTAAAAATATTACCGCGCAAATAGCCTCTAAATTCATCAACGCTAAGCATTGCCTCCATTGCGTCGATGCACTGCATCTTGTCACCTTGATAATGCGCCGGCGCGTCTACGGCGTCGCCTGCGTGTACTGAGTCACCTTTTAGCATACTGTTGTTCCCTATCTATTAGCGTTATAAAATTGTTGCGCAAAAGTCTGTGGGCATAAAGAGCGCAAACTCATGTCATCATGTACTAAATCAGCAAACTTTAAAAACTCTGGTATGTCGTATATTGCGGACTTATGCAAAAACACTAATGACGGCTTACCTCGGTTTGGCCTAACATATAATTTAGGGTTTTTCTCAACAGTATCCCAAGTATAAATCTTTTTAGGGCTGTTAAACTCCCCCCACAAAGCCGTCTTTTTAGTCCAAGGTGAACCGTATTCATACGGTTGATAAGTTAATTTTGGCGCACCTAGAAATTCTTTTAATCGTCCGGTTGCTGGATTTTCTATCGCCCAAAATGTTGGATTACACTGCTTTATAATTCTTAAGCAGTGGTTGACTAAAAACATTCCTTCTTCAACATCGCCATCACCTTTATTGTTTGCCCATTTTGCAAAACTAAATTCAGTGCAAACGGGGTTGGCAATCACGCCGTAAACATTGTCCGGCGGCGTATAGTTTTCAACGCCAATTTCTTTTCCGACTTTAATGACTTCATACTCGTCATCATTTGCATAGAACCAACTGTCAGAACCTATGTCAGCGCAGAGATGCAAAATTACTTTTTTTAGCATAATGTCATCTCCCAACCTTTAGGCACGATAGTGTGCGTTCTCAAGAATTCCATAAAATGTTCGTTTCGGCGTTTGCCCATTGGTCGCGATCTGGGCTTTTCTCTTATTTCTTCATCGCGAAGTTTCTTAGCTAGAAGTTTAGCGCAATTCGCCTCTAGTAATTTTTTATTAAAATACGCTCTTGAATACCCGTTTTCTACTCGGCGAGTAAACGGCTCACCGCGCATAAGCGCTGACACGCTAGGGTAGCGCAAGTCGTTTTCGTCACAGAAGTCAATCATGGTCATTTCGTCTTCAGACGCTTTAATGACTCTAATATTGCTGATGCGCAGATTAGTTGGATTGTCATCTAAATACTCTACGGCGTCAGTATGCGCTGGGTACCAACCATAGGCTAAAAACACCGCAACTTTCCACGCTAAAAAGTTAGAGTGTAATCCACTCTTTTTAACGTTGATTGTTGCGTTTTTGTTTTTCCAGTTAAGCGCAGCAGGCGTAGATGCGCCGCCTTTGTAAAAGTGACCTGTTTGACTGTTGTACTTTACCGCTTCTCTTACTATATCTAAATCTTTGTCATTCATGTCCGCTCACCACGTCAAAAAACCGCAATCTGTCATTCATCGTTAAGTTGTTTAGCGCTTTGTATAGCTTGCGCGTTTCGCCGTTGTGCTGACGTACCAAGCGCCGGCATCTAGCACGAAAGCGTTGCTCGTTTAGCTCGTTAATAAGTCCGAGCGTAAACACCTCGCTTATAAATCTGTCTTTTAAAAAGGGCGACAGCCCTATGAATATTTGTGAGATGTTCATCTTTGGTGCCGTATGTCGTTAAAAATGGGTCTTCGTTCTTTGCAGCGGTCACACTCGCGGTAACCAAAACTATTATATATGCGCCAATGGTCATGTTTACAGTCAACCGTTGTTGGCGCAGGTGTTACTGGCGATACTGGCTTTACTAATGACATAGCCATAACCCCGTTAAAAATAGTACGCCAATGTAAAACATGAGCGCTGCAACATCATCGATTTGCATTACCCTTCCTCCAGTGCGCGAAGCATTAGTTTTAACTGCTCTATTTCTTTAAGGAGTTGAAGTTTAATTTTCTTCAGCTCCTTTTTGTTCTTTTGCGCCATTGTCAGGCGCTTATATAATTCTTCTTTTGTCATTCTGTACCCTCTAAATTTTCTATCCAAAATGGCGCGGAATTATGTTGCTCAATTCTGTCTGCAATTACCGCTGCTCTCTGAGCTGCTGTAGCGGGTTTATAAATTCCGAATCTATCAAGCGACCCACAATTTACTGCGGCGTTAGTTGAATCTGCTGATGACAATGGCAGTTTAGTAAACACTTTAGGGTTAAGCATACGCAAACCGTGTAATTTACATTTAGGCATTCCCTTATCATCCGTAACAATCCTCATTACTTCTGACATTCTACCCCACCATTTTTTTGTGTTTGGTGTTGCATAATCTCCACTGCTACCTAACGCCACAATTTCAAAAGAATCAATAAGCCATTCAAGATATTCAAAAGACTCATGCAAATGCCACACAGGAACACCTTTTGCTTTTGTTCCTGTTCTAGTCCATTTTAGCACCCAGTTTTTGTTATCTTCTTCTGTGCCATCAATAATATCGGGGATTAATGCCCAGTCAAAAGATGGGTGGCGGCATAGCGATTGCGCCCATGCTAAATAAGCATCAAAATCGATTGCGCCGTGTCCTTTTTTCCAATGACTAAATGCGCCATTATCTAGCACAAAAGATTGGCAAAACTCTAGCACCGCGCCAGTGTCATCTTGTCTTCCAAATGGGATTAAAGCGTGGCGGCCGACAAGAAATCGTGCTACGTCTTGACGTGTTCCGCCAATCGGTGTGCCGTGATAGTGAATCATTTTGACACCATATTACCTTGCACATCGCGCGTCATTTCATAAACGCCATATACTTTGCCGTCACGAAGCATAAACTCGCCAATGTTAGTTTTAATAATGTTTTGATATTGTCTGTGCGTGGCGTATATTGTCAGCGTTGATGCAATAGCGCCAATCAAAAACGCGCCAATGGCTATGTATAAAAGTTCATCTTTCATTTTCCATTCCCTCTAATGCCAAGTCTAAGTCTGGCTTTGTCTAAATCTTTAACGCGCCACAAGAATGACGGTGCGCCTGCTTCGGATAATCTTATACTGCCGGCAGGATATACCCCCATCTTAACGATGTGATAGTCCATACTGGTGCGGCTAACTTTATGTGTCGCGCAGTAGGCTTTTAAGGTTATTTCAGTCACTCTACTACTCCCATAGCGCTGTCGTTACAGACAGCCATAATGACCCGTGTGGGGCGTTTACTCATTTGATATGCGCCAATGACAAGCCCCCATTCTTCACGCGCGTTTGTACACGCTTTCATCGAATCATACGGTATGGTGTTGGTCGTGTACGCAATTGTTTCGTGCGTAGTTGTTTTGCCGCGTTTGTCGATATTAGTATCGACGGTTAAGAATGATAATGTTAAAACTAACGATGCGCTCATCTCATCACCTGCTTCATGATTTTACGAAGGCGTGTAATTTCAGTTAGCGCATTGAGGTGCAAACGCGCCATTAGTAAGAAACAAAACAGCATAATAAGGTATGCTAGATTTGATTCATCAAGGTATTGTAAAAATTTAATCATTATTCTCTCTCCAGTTGTTAATATCTTCTTTGCTCCAAAGACAAGCGTACTTTTGATTAAGTTTGCCCATGTCTGATGCAAAAACTTTTTGCAGTGCTGACAGTTTGCCACCTGCGGTTTTAAGCTCAATAAACCATGTACTGCCATTAGGTAGACACACGATTCTATCTGCCACTCCCCGACAAGCAGGGGAGGTGAACTTATACGATTTGCCGCCCATTTCTTTGACGACTTTTATTAAATATTTTTCGATGTCTTTTTCTAACATGGTTAAAGTTTATCATTGCAAACTTTTCTTTGCAAACTTTTTTTGATATACTGCAACCTCACTAAACAATTAGAGGCTAAACTATGAGAGTACGCCAAAGAGGATTTAATCGATACGATGTGAAATGGCGCAGTTTTAACTACGCGATGTTTACTAGAGATATGAATATGGCGCACATATTTAGAAAAGAACGCCCTTATAAAGTCCGTGCGGTGCTAAAAAGAATAGGAGCAATCCGATGGTAAATGATTTGTACAATATGAGCAAGTGCGGGTGAATTATGAATATAAAAGAGTTTGTAGTATTTATGGCTGTGAGTTTATTAGGAGTCTTTTTAGTTGCGGCTGTTGCTATACATGACATAAATAAAAAAACAAGCTGTGTTATAGATACAAGTAAACAAAATTTAACTTTTGATGAAATAAGCAAGTTATGTGGAATAGGTAAATGAGGAGGAAGATGATGCCAATGACTAAATGTGGAAAGTTTTATTACTACGGCAGGAAGTCACGACCAAGGATGATGGACGAACTAAACCAGCGGTACGACATAGATAAAGACCATGTAAGAAATTATTTAAAACACTTTTGGAGAACAGTAAATGAGCCATTCAAGTATTGCTGGCGGTAGCACCGCCAAACGAGTTATCGCGTGTCCTGCCAGTGTTAAGCTGGTGCAACAAATGCCACCTAAACCATCATCATCGTATGCCGATGAAGGGACGCTTTGCCACCTTGCAATGGAAAAGTTACTCACTGAGGATAACTTTAACATTTACAGTTTGTCGTATGCGGGCATTGATATGACAACTGAGTTGGCAAAAGAAAAGATTGAACCGGCGCTGGCGGCGCTTGATGAGATTGACCCGACTAAATCGATGGAGTTTACCGTTGAAGCTAAAGTAAGCTACGGTGATTTCTTGCCTGATGTGTTTGGTAGTGTTGACCTTATTGGCAGACTTGGCGACCGCGCTGTTATTCTTGACTGGAAGTTTGGCAGTGGCGTTAGTGTGGAAGTAGAGGAAAACGAGCAGCTCATGTTCTACGCCGGCGCAGCAATGCGCACAAAAGGGCTAGAATGGGTGTTTGATGGCGCGGCGTCTATTGAGCTTGTGATTGTTCAACCCCCGTCTGTTAAGCGCTGGAAAACCACCGCTAAACGCATTCGTGAGTTTGAAAAAACGCTCAAAAAAGCTATCGATTTGTCTGAAACACCTGATGCACCGTTAGCCAGTGGCAAACACTGCAAGTGGTGCGCGGCTAAGCCAACTTGCCCGTTAATGACAGGTGAGGTAGATAGGGCGCTGAAGGCAACGCTAGATAATATTGATGCAGAATCTATTGCAAACTATTTACAACAAGCTGAGATTCTGGAACAATGGATTACCGATTTGAGAGCATTAGCGTTTCAAATGCTTGAAGCGGGCAAACCAGTCCCAAACTACAAACTCGTTGCAAAGCGCGGGACAAGAAAATGGACTAATGAGGCGCAAGCAGTCGAATCGCTTTTGGCTCTTGGTCTAACAAATGACGACATCTACGATTCCAAATTGGTTTCACCGGCGCAAGCAGAGAAGAAATTAAAGGCTCTGAAACTGCCCATGCCGGATGATGTTG